ACTCGGGACGGCTGCGCTCCAGACGATCCGGAAGATCGCGACGGAGATGCTCGTACAGATGGCCGTCTCGAAAGCCTTCGACTGGCTCCGCTCGAAGTTCGGAGGAGGTACGACGTCGACGGGGACGCAGATCGCGCAAGCGGCTGCGACGGGAGCGGCACAAGCGGCTCCCCTCCTCGCGGCGTCGTTCTCTCTCGACGGAGCGGGAGCGATGATTATCACGGGAGCGGGAGCTCTCGCGATCTCCGCAGCGGAGCTTATGGCAGCGGCGATGCAGCTCACCGTCGCGAACTCGATCCGCGCGGGAGTCGGATTCTCCGGCGGAGGATTCGTTCGCGGAGCGGGATCGTCGACGAGCGACTCGATCGCGGCTCGACTGTCGGACGGAGAGTTCGTCGTTCGAGCGGCAGCAGTCCGCGCCGTCGGCGTTCACACGCTCGCGGCGATTAACCGCGGACTCCGCATCCCACCCGTGAGCCTCGGATATATCCCGCGCTTCGCGGACGGCGGACTCGTCCAGGCGGACACGAACGCGGGAGGAGAGATTCGAATGCACATCGGGCTCGAACGCGGACTCATTCTCCAGGAGTTCGAGTCGAAAGCGGGAGCGAAGATCGTCCTCCGACACGCCCAGGAGAACGCGAAGACCTTCCAGAAAGCGATCTCGCGCGGATGAATCTCTTCCCGTTCCAACCCGATTGGGCGAAGGGAGTGAAGGAGACGACGTCCTTCCTGACAGACGTTCTCGTCGCTTACTCGGACGCGGAACAGCGTCGCGGACTCCGATCGAATCCCCGTCGCTCGCTCGCGTTCTCGATCGTGACGATGAGCGCGTCCGAGACGGCTCTCCTCGCGGCGACGATCTTCGGGAAGCAGGACGCTCCGTTCGTCGTCCCGTGGTGGCCGGACGCGCAGCGTCTCGCGGCTCCGCTCGCGAGCGGCTCGACGGCGATCCTCCTCGATCCTTCGACGCGACTCTTCGCGGGGAACGGGCTCGCGGTGATATGGAAGAGCCCGACGGCGAACGAGATCGTCTCCGTCTCTTCCGTCCTCTCCGATCGGATCACTCTCGCGGCTCCGACGGTGAACTCCTGGACGGCGAACGAGACAATCGTCCTCCCCGCGTTCCTCGGACGTCTCGGGACGAGCGTCGACTTCTCGCGCTTCGCGTCCGGCGGAGTCCTGGCCGATCTCAAGTTCTCCGGAGAAGCGGGACAGATCGCTCCGTCGGGCTCCTGGACTCCGACGCAGTATCGCGGACTCGACGTCCTCGAAGTCGCTCCGAATTTCGCGAACGCGATCAAACGGACGAGCTCGCGCTCGCTCATCGTCCTGGACGCGAAGACGGGAGACGTCACGGTCGAAACGAAGAGCGCGTCCCCGATCGCGGCGACGTCGATCGAATGGTTCCTCGCGGATCGCGCGTCGATCGCGAACTTCCGCGACTTCCTTGATCGGAGGAAGGGACGGCTCGTCCCGTTCTTCGCTCCGTCCTGGGATGCCGATCTCGTTCTCGCGCGAGACGTCCTCGCGACGGACTCGACGATCCGCGTCCAGGCGAACGGATATTCCGCTCTTCTCTTCCCGTCTGTCTCGCGACGCGATCTCGCGTTCCTCGCGGTCACGGGCTCGCGAGTCTATGCGCGAGTCTCGAACGCGGTGAATAACGGCGACGGGACGGAGACGCTCACGCTCTCCGCTCCGATCGGGACGGCGTTCACCGCGTCCGCGACTCAAGTCTCGATCCTGGAGCTCGTCCGTCTCGGATCGGATGATCTCGATCTCTCCTGGAGCTCGTCGACGTTCTCCGAATCTTCTCTCCCGATCGTGGGAGTCCCGAGGGAGGTTCCCGCATGAGCTTCGATGCGATCGAGACTTCCGGACACGACGCGAAGGACTTCGATCTCTACCTCTTCGACACGGGCTCGACTGTCTACGCGCTCACGAACGAGGACTCCTCGATCACCTACAACGGGAGGACGTATCTCCCCGCGACGATCACGCGCGACGAGATCGAGCTCTCGCAGGAGCAGAGCGCGGGACAAGTGAAAGTGAAACTCCCGAAGTCGCATCCGATCGCGGCTCTCTTCATCCCGACGCTTCCGCCCGTCCCCGTAACGCTCACGATCTACAGCGGACATTACGGGGACTCCGAGATCGTCGCGATCTTCATCGGACGAGTCGCGTCCGCGCGTTATCCGGATATGTGCGAGCTCTCATGCGTCACGAACCGCGACGATCTCAAGCGCAAAATTCCGACTCTGCTTTATCAACCGAATTGCCCCCGCGTCTTTGGCGACCCAGGATGCGGAGTGAATCTCGCGACGTACACGTACAGCGGGACGTTAGATCACGCGAACTCGGACGGGACGATCCTCACAGTCCCCGCGTTCGCATCGATCCCGCACTCGCTCGTCGCGGGATTCATTCGTCGCGGGAACGACGTCCGGCTCGTAATCGCGCAGACGGGAGCGTCGATCACTGTGATGATCGCGATCCCTGGACTCGCTCCAGGGGACACGATCGTCGGGACGGCGGGATGCACGAAGCGGTACAGCGATTGTGCGGCGTTCTCGAACGTCGCGAACTTCCTCGGATTCGACGCGATCCCGAACCGGAATCCGTTCGTCGGGAGGATCGTTTGACCCCCGCGCGGGACGCGCGAGCGGGAGGTGCGTCTTCTTCTGGCTAATTCTCGCGATCATCACGATCGTTACAACCGTTATCGGATTCCTGCTCGCTCCGCGTCCGAAGTTCGGAGCTCCGCAGCCGTCCGCGATCGGAGACTTCACGCTCCCGACGGCGAACGCGGGACGCGCGATCCCGATCGTTTACGGGACGGTGAAGCTCACGGGTGGCAACTGTACGTGGTGGGGCGATCTCAAAGTGAACCCGATCCGCTCCGGCGGACAGACGACGGGATATCGCTACAGTCTCGGGATGCAGTACGCGCTTTGCTATGGAGCTTGGAGCGGAGGAGCGGACGGCGACTCGAAGAATCACGTCGAGCTCGTCGGAGTGTTCGCGGACGACAAGCTCGTCCCGTTCACGTCGGGACGGAAGGCGGGACATCTCGAACCGCTCTTCGTGACGATCGATCAACCGAATCAATTCGGAGGGGACAAACAGGAGGGAGGACTCGTCGGAGAGATTCGGTTTTATGAGGGAACCGACTGGAGAGCGGCGTCGTCGGACGTCCAGAACGCGGACGCGTATCTCGCGGCGTGCCAGGGGAGGAGCGTCCCCGCGTATCGCGGCATCTGTTATGCGATCTTCGGACGGCTCGGAACGAACGGAGCGCATGAGCCCTTCTACATCGGCTCGACGAGCTACGTGAAGACGCTCGGATTCCTGATTCGACGGCTCGCGAATCCGCTCGGATATATCGACGCGAACCCTTATCCGAAGTACAAGACCCCGCTCGCGAGTGTCGGAAGTGGGAGAGCGGCGTCGTTCTATGAACGGACGACGCAGACCCTTTGGTGGATCGAGAACGTGATCGACGACGGAGTGATAACCCACTTCACGATCCGGAAGCTCGATCTCGCGAGCGGATACACGCACGACACGCCGATCGAGACGGCGACGTTCTACGTCGGACAGCCGGAGATCAACATCTACTCCGTCGTTGCGACGGGGAGCAATCGCGGGAATATCTGTCTCGGAGTCGCGGCGGGATGCGGATCGATCGATCTCGTTTGGTTCGACTGGAGCGGACGGTATCTCGGGAACGCGGGAGGATGCAACGTCTCTCATCATTGGGCGACCGATCTCAGCCTGTCGGAAGGGAACGGATGCTCGACGGTCAACAGCGACGGAAACCTCGTCTATGTGGACTGCAAAGGCCGCGTGTGGGTTTGCTGGCCTGTCCCTCCGATGGTTCCAAACCTCGGATATTTCCTCGTCGGGCTCGTCTATTACAACAGCTCGATCTCGTACAACAATCGAAGCGTCGTCGTCCAGGACGCGAGCCACGGCATCTATGTCTTCTCCTGGGACTTGCCGACGAACGGAGCCCACAACTATGTGAGTCAAGTCGGATCGACCGATTGCACTCACTTCGCGATCGTCGACGGAGCCGGAGCTCCTTCCGCGACGGGCTACCCGATCGGCGGAATCTATATCCCGAACGACAACACGATCATTTGGAGGACGACGGAAGGCTTCTATAAGTGGGATATCGCGACGAAGAAAGTGATCGCGTCGTTCGCGGCTCCCGTCTCGTCGATCGGCATGAGTCAATGGCTCGGAGACGATGGGTTCATTCTCGACGGAGCGTCGCTCTTTGATCCGATCGGCATGGCCTATGTGACGACCATCGCGCTCTCCTGGTACACGCTCCCGCATCTCGGGGATCAAACAAACTTCTTTCACCAATACGACGCGACGAACAAGGCTTTCTACTATCTCGACGGCGGATTCAACACGCTCGGAACCGTCCAGAAGTTATCGACGGAAGTCACCGATCTCGGAGTTCACGACGTCGGAGGGGATGCGAACCCCGCGCTCGTCGTCTACGACCTCTTGACCCATCCCGTCTACGGACTGCGGAAGTCTCCGACGACGATCGATCTCGACTCCTTCGACGTCGCGGCGAGGACGCTCGCGGGAGAGGGAATCGGAGTCTCGATGATCGTCGACACCGCGACGGATGCGGACTCGCTCATCTCCGAGATTCTTCGATACGCGGACGGCGTTCTCTATTGCGACCCCGAGACGGGACTCTATACGATCAAGCTCGCTCGCGCGGACTATGATCCTTCGTCGCTTCCCGTCCTGGACGTCGACGCGATCCTCGAACCTCCCGACTTCTGTCGCGGCTCCTGGAGTGAGACGACGAACGAAGTGAAGATCACATACACGGATCGCGCGTCGAACTGGCAGCAGAACGTCTCGGCTCCGGCTCAAGATACGGCGAACATCACGATCCTCGGGACGTTGAACTCGGAGACGATCGACTTCAAGGGAATCTCGAACGAGACGACGGCGACGCTCATCGCGGCTCGCGCTCTCCGGACGCTTTCCTACCCGCTCGCGAAGCTCTCGATCAAAGCGAATCGGAAAGCCTGGAAGCTCCGGCCAGGGGGTTGTTTCCGCTTCACTTGGGCTCCCCTCGGGATCGACGACGAAGTCTTCCGCGTCGCGAAGATCGGATTCGGCAAGGTCGACGATGGGACGATCACGATCGACGCCGTCGAGGATATCTTCGGGCTCTCGACTGTCGCGTTCACGCCTCCAGGCGGGAGCGGATGGATCGATCCCGCGAGTGATCCCGTCGCTCCGCTCGCGCAGATCGCGATCGAGACACCGTGGGCGATGCTACCGACGACGACGGCGGAAGTCCGCGTCCAGGCTGGAGCCGTTCGCGCGGATTCTCTTTCGATGGGTTTCGAAGTTTGGACGGACGACGGCGGGACGTTCCACTACATCGCGAGCGGAGGACACTTCCTCCCGAGTGGAACGCTCTCCGCGCTTTATACGCGGAAGACGGACGCGCTCGACGCGACGGGATTCACGCTCGCGAACGCGGTCGATCTCTCGTCGCTCCTCGGGACGGACTCCGGCGGACGGATTCGCGGGGACTGTCTTCTTCTCTTCGCGGACACGGGCGAACTGTGCGCCTTCGAGATCGTGAGCGCGAACGACGACGGAACCTACTGGATCGGGAACGTCGTTCGCGGAGTGTATGACAC